GTTGTGTTTTGACCATCGATCGTTTCATAGATCCCCTAGACTTTTGAAGTCCTGAGACAGCTGTATTTATCTTACCAATCGTACCAGGTATCTCCGTCGTCTTCATGAATATGTCCCCGACATCCACGGATTCTATGATTTGTTGTTGAATGAGAGGTTCCAGGTAGGTGAAGTAGTTGAAATCCGGATCCAGTTTGAGACAAATACCTTCAATCGTAGAGAAGGCTTTGGCGAGGTACACAAAACTACTCGGTACGACGAATGGTTTTTCAACGGCAAGTTGTGCGGCGAGATCATCATTCACGATTCCAGAACCATCCAAGGTTTCTAGGTATCCCAAGATGGTCTCGAAGAAGAGTTCAATATCCGAAACATCTGAGGAAGTTGGAACGATCACACCCAACTTGACGAGTGTATCGACTATACCAGCCGTGTCTCGCATGATTATGGAACCAAAAAGTTTTGTGAACCCATCTCGGAGTTCTTCGGAGAGTGGTACAAGTAGACCGAAGTCATAAAATACAAGTTTCCCTTTAGATGAGAACCCGAGATTTCCGGGGTGTGGGTCAGCGTGGAAAAGACCATTATCCATAGTTTGAATAACATACGAGTTGATCAGGGCTTCACAAATCTTCTTCTTGTTCACTCTCTTATCTGTAATCTCCGTCAACTTTGTCGATGGGACATATTCCATGACAATCATCTCATTGTTCGAATACTTTTTATAGACCTTCGGAATCTTTACCCAATCAACATCTTTCATACTTTTACGAAACTTTATGGCGTTATCAATCTCCTGTCTGTAGTCCGCTTCTCCCAACAGATATTCGATGGATTCATCAAGGACTCTTCCTGAACTATTACCTGTGTCGATACCAACATGTTCTAAAAAGTGTACAATGTCGCGTATGGTATCGGTATCCTCTTTCATGATATCCAGGATTCCTGGACGTTTTACTTTTACAACAACTTTTTGACCGTTTTGGAGTACGGCCATATGGACCTGGCCGATACTCGCGGATTTAAATGGTACAGGGTCAAATTCTTTGAAAATATCGTAATCTACAATGGTATCAAATTCCACGGGAGGGACGTCATCTTGTAATGATTCCAACTCTTTTGTAAATTCTGGTGGATAGAGATCCCCTCTCGTCGAAGCGATTTGACCTAATTTTACAAAGGTTGGTCCAAGTTCGAGGAGTTCTTCCTTCGTCCATCGACCCAATTCAGATTTATTTTGTACAGTGGCGTTCTTCCATAGAAATTTACCCGCAAACTTCCAGGTTTTCAACTTCCTACTTGGAACTTTGACTGGTACATGTTGAGCAACACATAACATTCTATTACCTGCGGAGGTTTTTTTCTATAAGTATATCAGAATGAAGATTCATATCGTCGGTGCCGGACCTACGGGCCTGTCACTCGCGTGGGAACTTTTACGAACGGGTGAACACGATGTAACAATTTATGACCGAAAACAGTCGGCAGGAGGGTCGTGGTGGGAACCTGAGGTGAAAAGTCGAGACCTCCATGCACACCGGATTGTCTTCGATCGAGCATTCGTCAACACACAATCTTTTTTCGACGAGATGGGAATCAAGTGGGACGCGATGTTCGAACCCGAAAAGGATGATGGTGCAATGAACTATATTTTCAAGACGTTACAGTTTGAAGATTACAAGATACTTTCATGTGTTCTCGCGAAAGTGTATTGGAGTCCGGAAAAATACAAACATGTTTCTTTGAAAGATGTTCTTGGACATGGACTCACACCAAAAGCAAAAGAAATTCTCGAGCACCTCCCACTCATCATGGATGGTGTGACGTGGGATGTCATGTCCGCACATGAATTTGTACAAAATCTGAATCATGTGATGCTCTCTAAAAAGTACACACAACGTGTATCGGGTAAAGTGATGTGTGACGCGATGGAAGAAGCTGTGATGAACGCTGGTGCGAACTTCGTGTTCGGTACAGAACTTCTCGATGTCGAGTACGGAAAAGATTCGTTCCTCGCCAAGTTTACAGGTGAACGAGTCATAGATGATGGTCTCCTTTTCTTGTGTCTCGATAATAGTCCAGCCCTAAACCTACTCGGTAATAATTGGGGACCTGACGCAGATGAGAAACTGCGACGGAGTACATACGGTGCCATAAACATTCTTCTCGATTATGACAAACCAATCACGATAAAATCAGACTTGGAAATAGCTATCGAAACACGTTGGAATTTACAACCAAAGGTTCTTTCCGACGGGAAGACTGTTTCGTGTGTCATATGCGATCTCGGGGAAGATGTGATGCGTTCCGATCCGGAAACGCTCATCGAAGAAGTTATTCGACAATTGAAGGTGCCAAAACCCGTGACGTCCCGGATCGGGTGGGGTGCGGAATGGAAAGAGAATAAATGGCACTTTTCTCAATCTTCCGGTGTTTTGAGTCTCAACGGACAACTCCCATTTTTCGGAAAATGTTCGAAAGTCGCTATGTGTGGTATGATGTCCCCTCGTGAAACACCGTATTCGAGTATCGAGGCGTCAGTTGAGGTTTCTAGAGCCCTCAGTCACATGTGTTTCGGGACGAGAAAGCCACTTCGGCCACTTCTAGTTTCACAAGTGCTCATCTTTACGCTCGTACTACTTATAGTTTTACTAATAGTGTATAACATATGAAGTTTGTGGCGAACATACACGAACCCTTTTATGAACACAATTCTAAAAAGTATATTCGGTTCGTGATTCCTCAAAAAGTCGCGGATATCATAGGACGCATGCACACATCTAAAACACATCTCATCAATAATGAAATCGTAGAAGATCCCTTAGATGGTCGAGTGCTCACAGTCAAAGTTCCATTCCGATACAGGAGAGTGATGTGTGAAGTCAAAGGACGACCCGTGCAGTCTCTCGTAAAGGGGGATGAAGTGGAAGTTGTCGTAGATTTCAAAGGTGTTTGGAATGCCGGTAATTACTCAGGCTTTTCTTGGATACTCTCGAGTTCCTCCGCGGGGGCCTCCATGGGCTGATTAGGGTCGTTAGGGAGGTCAATCTGAGTGAGACCACCCTTCTTAAACCCCTGAAACGTGGAAAGCATACCCTGAAGACGAAACACTTCTTGGGTCAACTGCTCGATGTTCATCTGGATCTTCTTAATGTTCTCTTCAACGTCAACGATAGGCATCTTGTACTCATTTAAAGTTTACAATCTTTAAATAAGTATGACGACACTCACTAGGACTGGTTACTTAGTGAACGCGGGGCCAATCCAAGAAATTAAAAAGGAACTTACGGTAAGACCAATCGTCAATGGCGACTATGGATTTCCTCCACCGCCTTTCAAAGTTTTCAGACCAACTAAGAATGGAGTGTGTGTTCCCAGATTCTACGGAACTTCTAAACTTGGAGAACCCAAAGAAGATCGAAGACCTGAACCAGTTCGGATCCGAACAAAGTTCGCTGGAACTCTCCGAGACACCACTCACCAAAATGAAGCTCTCGCAGCAGCAATTGAAGCAGGTCACGGCATCCTTTCTTTACCATGTGGTTACGGCAAGACGACGGTTTCATTAGCTATCGCATGTAAATTGGGCTACCGAACCATGATTGTCGTTCATAAACAGTTTTTGGCAGATCAATGGCGTGAACGTATCCAACAGTTTTGCCCGGGTGCGACGATCGGTGTGGTCCAACAGGATAAGAAGGAAGTCAATTGTGATTTTGTCATCGCGATGCTTCAATCCCTGTCTCTCAAAGAGTATTCGTTCACGGATTTTGAAAGTATCGGAACACTAATCGTAGATGAGGCCCATCACATATGTGCCAAAGTGTTTAGTCAGTCACTTTTCAAACTCTGCCCTAAACACATTTACGGACTTTCGGCAACACCCGAAAGGAAGGATGGTCTCACGAAAGTTCTTCATTGGTTCATGGGTCCGACGTTTTTCGCCGTTGAACGAAAAAACCAGGAACAGGTAGAAGTGTTTCCTATTGTATTCGATTCACCCAATTACAGAAACCCGCCACCGTCTATGCGAAACGGAAAGATTTCCATGCCCAACATGATTACCGAACTTGTCGAAGATCGTCAACGAAACAAGATGTTGGTCGAATTGGTAAAGAAAGCTTCGGCCGGTACTCGTCAACTTCTTGTTCTCAGCGATCGTCGTCAGCATTGTGAATTTTTACACCAGTGTTTTCCCAAGACATCCGGACTCTACATGGGTGGTATGAAAGAAGCAGCCCTCCAAGAATCCTCTAAAAAGAAGATCATCTTCGCGACGTTCAGTCAGGCCCATGAAGGTCTTGATATTCCCACTCTCGACACGGTCATCTTAGCGAGTCCAAAGTCAGACATCACCCAGAGTATCGGTCGAATCATGCGAGAGACGAAAGGAAAGAAGAACGATCCACACATCTACGACGTACATGATCCCTGGTCCATCTTTACAGCAATGTATTACAAGCGAATGAAAGTGTATAGACAAGGTGGCTTCAATATCCGTGGAAAGGTTGCCGAGGAGAAACCAGACTTCCCTCAGGGAAAGTGTCTGTTTTTATAATCTGAACAATTAATAAATGTCTGGTGCATTGATACAACTCGTTTCTAAAGGTGTACAAGATGCGTACATCATAAGTGACGAAGGACATTCATTCTTTAGGACGAAGTTTACGCGACACACAAACTTTTCTCAAGCTCCAAAGTTTATAAAGTCTATCACCGCGACGGATACATCCATCGTCATCCCTGTGTATGGTGATATCATAAACGGTATTTGGTTCGAGGCTGGAACAAGAAATGCATCCATTGCTTCAAACTTGTTCTACAACTCGACCATTGATCTCTTTATCGGTGGCCAAAAGATTGATTCTCAGCATTACGATTATTTTTCTGACATCTGGACCAATTATTTGGCAGATACGTACAATAAGTCGCAGGAGTTGAACAACAAAACGTCTGCATCAAGTCACACATTTCTCCCACTCCATTTCTTCTTCTGTGACCACAAGGCATTTTTACCTCTCATCGCTCTACAACATCACCAGGTTGAGATACGAATAACATTCGATGACGCGAACATCGCAGGTCTCGATGAAGCCGAAAAGAAGGCGAACGTATACGGTAATTACATTTACCTCGACAAAGATGAGCGCGAGACATTCACCAAACGAAACATGGATTTGATCATCACACAGGTTCAAACGTTTAAAACTGAAATGAATACCGTAGCGAACAACCTAGTTGATCAAGGTGGTTATAACGTCATAGACATTTCACAATTTAATCACCCCGTAAAATCCATTTTTTGGGGTTTTCCTGCATTGAGTAAAGACGATGCGAATGATCGATTCACCTTTTTGACCGCTGATTTACAAATCAACGGTACACACCTTTTTGAACGAATGTCTCCACTTTATTTTCACACTGTACAAAACTATTACAAGTCCAATTACGGCGTCACTGAATTTTCTGAAGCATCGGAAGTTCCGTTCTATACACGATACTTCACGTACCATTTCTGTCTCAACGCTTCAGAGTATAATCCATCGGGGACGTGTAACTTTAGTCGTATAGATAATGCAACTTTATCCCTACATGGTGCGGAGAAGGGATCCCTTCGACCAGAATCTCAGGAACTCTCGTTGTTTGCCGTGAACTATAACGTCCTTCGGATACGTAACGGTCTCGCTGGAATTTTATTCGGTAACTAATGTATAGATGGGCAGAACAGTACGGTTCGATCAAATTTTCGTATCGAGTCTAGATGCTGCACCACGAGAGTCCGATGTCTTAAGCGGTCTCGCGAGTATCGATGCTGGTGAAATCACAGCCGATCAAATTGAAGTCGCGAATCTCATTATTACCAATACAGTCACAGCAAACGTACAAAGAACTGAATTTACAGGTCTTACGAATGTATTTCGTCTGACTGCGACACAGGTTGGTATTGGTACAGATAACCCTGTGAATGAATTTCAAATTGGAGAAGATAGTTTCGTCATCAACAGAGCTCTTGATAATCTTGTCACAGTTCAAGGTAATGTACAAACGACGAATCTTCTCGCGACGAGTACGATTAAAACGACGAATGATTTATTTACGGTCGATGCAAATGCCTCGAATGTTGTGAAAGTAACCGGAAACACATTTTCTACGAACGCGACTGTGGGTACACAACTTATAGTAGGAACTGAGGTTACCCCAGACACGGGTGCGAACGTCGCCATTTTTGAAAATGGTAACGTAGTCGTGAAGGATGGGTACCTACAGATTTTCGGTGACGTAGACATTACCGGTAATTTGGCCATCACAGAGGTTCCTGCGTATACGAGTGTTGATAATCTCGTCGTGTCAAATGCTGTCATTCTCATGGGTGACGGGAACAACGGCACGTACGATATGGCTATTCTCATGCATGATCAAGATAGCGAGTCGAACATCTTCATGGGATACACTCACACGGATGATACGTTTAAACTCTCGAGAACTTTCGGTGGTCCAACGACTGCCAATTTCACGTTGGACAGTGCGAACACCGTGAACCTTCATGTGTTCGGTGACGTGTACACCCAAAATAATGTAGGTATCGCGAACACTTCTCCCACATTTTCTTTATCTGTGGGTTCGAATGTGTATATCGACGATGTATCGTCAACAGGTAACGTGTTGTATGCGAACGGAGTCGCGTTTCTCGAGGGTCTTCGGATAGGTGATAGCGGTCTCACAGTCGGTGACCTCATCACACTCGACGCAGACGCGGCGATTCCGATGGTGGTGACGTCCACGATTCAGTCGGATGGTTTACAAACAACTGGTGCGAGCCCCGCGGGTATAGCGAATACGAACCCCACGGATACGTTGTCCATCGGTAATAAAGTATTCATCAATACCACAGCATCAAATACACTCACTGTCATAGGTAACACTGCCACAGGGCGTCTCATCACAGAATCTATTGTTGTACAGGATTTCATCGAGGTTGAAGGTGAATCCGGTATTTCGTCGGCGGCGAACGTCATCATCCATGGTGATATCCAGGGTGGTGATTCGCTATCAAATACCGTGAGTATCAGAGCAGGTCCCCAGGCGTCGAACATATCCGCCATCGAAGTGAATGGTGCGAAAACATCCGCAAGTCACCAAACAGTTGTTTTCAAAACGAAAAACACGGAGCGTATGCGCGTTTCGTCGGAGGGTAATGTAGGTATCGCGAATACTGCACCGACGGATAAACTTACCGTAGGTGGTACGGTTCGTGTCATAGGAAGCAACGCTTTTACGATGGGTACCGCGACAAACTACATGAAAGCCTATTCAGATACACTTCTAAACCAAACGAAAATCGAGAGTCGTGTCGGTGCAGGGAAGGGTCTCAATTTCTACGCCAGTACGATTGACTCCATGGGTCTTCCAAAGATGACCATCCTCGAGACAAGTAATGTGGGTATAGGTACGACGACACCCAAGGGTCTTCTTCATACTTCGGGTGGGACTGTGTTCATAAACAACGAACCTGTAAATCGTGTCGCCTACAATCATTTGAATACACCCATGGTCATCAGTAACACTATCGAGACGGAAGATACTGTGTCCCAAGAACCGATTCTCGAGCTAACGCGTGAAGGTGTTTTGAACAATTACGAAGCCGTTAGAGCCACATTTAAATTGGGTAAACACGATATCGCATCGGGTAAATCCAAAACACAATTAGATATTTACCTAGCAGATGAAGATTATAACGATGAAACGGATATTCTTACTCTGCGAAGTGATGGACGTGTTGGTATCGGTTCAACTGTACCCGAAGCATTTTTAGAGGTTGTGAGTAGTGGAATAGGAAACGCGCGTATAAACAGTCTCATGGTTCATAACCATCACGGTGCCAGTGGTGCAGGGGACGCGATCATGGCGGCACAGACAGATTCAACCACAGGAAATGCGTTCACGTCATACATACAAACGACGAACGATGCTAACCCTCGTGGGTGGTCCGTCGGTATTTCGGGTACACGTGATTTTAGAATTACTCGTAATATTAACCAGGTTTCGGATTCCACGAATATTGGAATGTACATAGATGGAAGTACACGGAATGTAGGTATCGGTACAGACGTTCCACGTGGTAAACTCGAAGTCAATGGTGATGTCGTTCTCGGAAACAAACTCTCATTCGGTGGTTTAACCGGTGATGAATTTGGTAATACATTCATACAAGAGCAGTATTATGATTCTGTACTCGGTAAGACCGAACTTGTCATATTCAAGGGTAATGATCAAACGGGTACCGCCGCACCGGATAGAATACGATCAGTAGCACCTGAACATATATTCCAGACATATAATCCCGCCGCATCCGGATCTCTGTCAGCGAGTGATATTCAGTTGGCACTCGATGACAATGCGAGTATCGTGTCACGTGCGATGACCATCCTTCGTTCGGGTCAGGTTGTCGTAGGTGCAATTCCTTCGGATATTAATGATGATACTAGGTTTTTTGTAAATGGTGGTTTAGAGTTCGCGAGTGGTCAGTCAGTTAATTTCGGTGGCTTGAACATTTTCACAGCTTCTGGTTTGACGACACAGAATATCCTAGAATCACTGGGTGAAGCATCACTGGTGTTTAGTCAAAAGGTACAAGGAACTTCGACCGAATATGCGAGAATTACGAATACTGGTCTCATCGGGTTCGGAACGAATGCACCAAATGCGAATGTCCACATTTACTCTGGTGTCACGACAAATATTGATGTTCTCAAATTAGAAAGTCCTGGAACGAACACGAAAACTGGTATTCGTTTGAATACGAATGACGGCTACGGTGGGTACGTGAGAGGGTATACCACCTCGGGTACAACTCATGGTATCGTCGTGGGTGGCATGAACAATGCCGTAGAGGCGGATGGTCTCCATGTGATTCATACCAGTAATGTGGGTGTGGGTACCTCAGCACCAGCTTCGAAGTTTCACGTCTATAACGGTGTCGCTCGTGTAGAGAATACCACGTCAAACGCTGTCATAGAGTTTAAGACGACGGGTGGGGTGTCGAATATTTTTGCGACACCATCCGGAAACGTACACGTCAATCCGAAAGCTGGTAACATGGTTTTCACGAGTAATCTCGAAGTCACAGGTGATCTCGTGATTGATGGTAAGATTGATCTCGGTAACCAAGTCGCGATCGGTCTCGGTGGTGCCGCGGCGTCCACTGGTCTTGAAGTGGGTGGTGGCTTCATTTCGGGTTCGAGTAATGTCGCCTGTAAACGGTACTCGCAAACGTTTGAATTGGGTACGACAAAGGCGAAGATGATTCGTCTCTTTTTCGGTGAAGCTTCATTCTATGCGAAGATTGTGGCGATGTTACGAAAGGTGGACGGGAGCGTCGTACGTGACATGAGCACGATGATTTTGGAAGTACAGGGTGGTACACATGATGGAAGTTACAATTCATCTCTCGATGAACCAATCACAGTGGGTACAAAGAATCTATTCGGTGGAGACACGGAGTTTCCCTGGGATCCAAACATTTCAGTGGGAAAGCGTGGTCTCATCATGACACCGAGAAATACGGAAAATACCCGTGTGTATTCCTATGATATTCATGTCGAATTGTACACATCTCGTGGTGGACGACTCATGTCGATCAAAAACAATGTATCCGGTTGGCCAAACAACAACACAAATCTGGATATCAACAATGGTGAGACGATTGCCACTTTTACGTATTAACTTTACTACGAGGGACTGATACCCCGCGGTAGAATCAACAATTACGCCTTGATGGCGTCGGAAATGGCTAAGGCGATAACTCCGACAATGAAAGCTATCACGATGTAGTTTAGTTCACTTTCCTCAAGACCAGTCTTCTTGACTGTCTTTTTGGTTACAACAGGATCTGGCTGTTGCTTTGGAGGATCCAGTTCCTCCAAAGGATAGTACGCTATCATTTATATAGTAGTTAGAGATTAATTTCCTTCTTTGTCTTCTTCTGCCTGGTGCGTCTGGTTTTCGTCGCCGACACCTTCACCTCCTTGACTTCACCACCAGTAGACTCACCCGAGATGGAGATGATATCAGAGATGTCATCATCCTCATCGTCACCACCTGTGGGTGAAATCGCCGAGGTGTTCACTGGGGGAGCTGGTGGCATCATGATGCCACCCATGAGACTCGAGATGTCAATACCGGGACCCTGCATCTCGTAATTACCCGTTCCACCCACAGGAGCCTCGGTCGCAGGACCATCAGTCTTACGGGTCGTGTTCTGAACCGCCGACATCATGTTTTTCACGAGATCTGGGTTCTGCTTGATGACATCATTCATGTTAGGCATGACCGACTTGAACATGCTATTCGTCAGGTGGAACATCATCGCCGAACCACCGAGCATCATGATCAGTTTCACCTCTGGAGCGACCGAAATCTTGGATCGGTACTTCACATAGAGCTCCTCGAAGACACCATCATAGTCATCGACATTCTCCATCACAGACTCAGACCAACCCTCGAGTTGAATCTCGAAGGGGTTGTATCGCTTGTTCAAAAACTCGAGACCGGTCACACACGCCACGAGCATACGCCGGGAGAATCGGATCGACTGCTCAACATCGATGCTGTATGTGATGCGCTTCACCTCTGTACGAAGTTCCTCGACGTTCGAGTACGCGTTGAGACGTTTGTTCACCGCGAATCCCTTCTTCTCGAGACGTCCGAGTTTATTGATGAGGTCCGCCTTTTCCTCATCCACAGACGAGTATCCCTTAGACGGTTGTTCAGACTGGTCACCACCCTGCTCCTGGTAATCCTGACCGTCATCAAAAAAATTGGCGTCATCGTCTTCACCGTAATCAATCTCTTCATCAGGAGCGGAAGCGTTTTGAGTCGTCTGTTTGTTCGGGTTGACGAAAGCATCCATGGCCTCCTGCTGTTCAGACATCTGTGGTCTGGGTGGTGGTTTAAACGTTGGTCGGGGGACACGCTGGGGTGCGGGAGCAGAAATTTCAATTTCATCCATGATGGCCTGTTCATCGGCATCCAATTTCATGACACTGGCATGTCCTCGATCGAGTACGATCTCTTCGTCCATCTACTCTTTATACAGAAACTAAAAAAATTACCTTTAACGCAGTTTAAAAAAATCTTTGTTCATTATAAATGTTCGCTCTCAACCGAGTCAACCGTAATGCCCTCACCATGATTGTCATTCTTCTTCTGATCATCTCGGCCCTCGCCGCTTTCAGGTCTTCGACTGTCAGCAAGTACCAACCCAGGCCTATCACCACCAAGACTGTGAGTGATCAGTCCATCTTCGACCTCCCTGTCAGCGTCGACTGTGTCGCCGGCTCTGGTAAGAAGGACAGTCCTTACTCCAAGGGTCTTACTCCAGGGGGTGTCTGTGGCGCCCAAAAGCTCGTATCCGACCAAGCTGGATATGACATCACGGGTGGGATCGGTGGATCTTTAATCTAAGCTAAAGATATATGGCGTTGATTACGACCCCTACGGAACTGATTCCTGATCTCCAACACGAGTATCACACCGTGACGATCGATACGATCGGACAAACGGCCGCGAATACATTTACGTGTCATCTTCAGCAACCACTGAAAAATGTCGTACAGGCTAGGTTACTCGCCACAAATATCAACACCGACGCCACGACCAACCACTGTTACATCTCCATCGATGAACTCGATAGCATTTTCACGGAACGTGCGTCAAATGAACCGAACGGCCAAGCGACGACAAGTATCGTCCGAAACTCATTCGCGAGTTTGGTCACGAGTGATAACACGGGTATCATCAGTTTCAAGGATAATTACCCAGTCGTAACCCAATATATAAACCCCATTCGTAGCATCGATCGTTTCACTGTCAATATTCGTAACGAAACTGGTGCACTCATCGCCCCCTCGAGCCCGGCTAAAAATAATTTCATCGTCATTCGTTTCGTGTGTCGAAAACCCAATTTGTAATTTTCTCCCGTTAGAGTAGTATACCATGTCTGCCGGTGTTGTGCAATTGATTGCCATCGGTGCTCAGGATGAATATATCGTGGGTAACCCCGAAATATCATTCTTTAGCTCAACATTCAAAAGACATGCTAATTTTTCACAGTCCATCGAAAAACAAACCATCCATGGAGCGGTGAAAAACGATTCAATGTCCAGTGTTCAATTTGAACGATCTGGTGACCTTTTAGGCTATGTCTATTTTACCATCGACGATACCACACAGGCGCTCGACATACAGCGTTGGGATACGATCATCGATAAAGTGGAACTCTACATCGGCGGATCTCTCGTGGACTCCCAAGATGCCATTTTCACTGAGAAGATTGCCATCGATACGTTCGCTCAAAACGTTTCCAAGAGTTCAAACGGTACACACCCCGGCGTGAGTGCGCGTTCGTTTTTCTATCCATTGCGTTTCTTCTTCTGTGAGGGACCCCAATGTGCCATCCCTCTCGTCGCACTCAATTATCACAACGTCGAGATTCGTATTCATTGGGCGACCGCCGCGTCTAATTATAACGTCGAGTGTTTCGCTAACTATTATTACCTCGACAACGAAGAACGCGGAAACATCGCGTCGCGTAAGCACGATCTTCTAATCACACAGGTGCAGAAAAATTTACCTACACGTTCTCTCATTCAAGATCTCACGTTCAATCATCCTGTGAAATATCTCGCCTCTTCGGATACGACCGTCGAAGGCGCCCTCACGTCACCCACGAACAAAGTCAAATTGAACATTAATGGTCTCGATGTCGGTAACTACAAATGGGGTAAACCACATTACATCGATGTTACAAACTATTACCATACAAACTTTGTGACATCTCCCGATTTCTTCCTGTACCCCTTTTGTCTCTCCACGAGCTCCCTTCAACCTACAGGTACACTCAACTTCAGTCGCCTCTCTTCAGCCAAGATCATGAGTGAAGACTTACCTATCAATGACCCCATTTACGCAGTCAACTATAACATCTTACGTATCGAGAACGGCATGGCGGGTCTTCTCTACGCGAATTAAAATGCCATTCTATATTAAATGGTCAAGAACTTGCCGACGGTGGAACGTTCCACCAAGATTAGGTTCGGTAAAAACTGTACCGATGACCAGGCGGAAAATACGATCGTGTTCAATGCGAGTGATGAACAGCTCGAGATACCCTTCGGAGATTCTGTGTACATGACACCTCTACGTCTACGTACTGATCTAACTGATAGAAAAATCACTGTTTTGGCGTATAATCAAATTACGAAAGAAGTGATGGATTCTGGTGCGATCGCCGAAGATATTCTTAATTTCACACTTGAAGCGGCTGTAATTAACGGTAATGTCACCGCAAACACAGTCTCGTTCAATAACGCGATTACTTCTGTCACGACCCTCTCTAATGTTGGTGTAGCGAACGGTTCTCCGATTCACACACTCGATGTGGGTTCGACATTTAATGTAGACACCGAAGGTTCAAACCTTCTCACTGTGTTGGGAAACACGTATGTTCAAGATAATTTGGTGGTGGATGGGAACATGACCGTGAATGGCAGTCTGACGACGGTCGCCACGGTGAACACGATCGTGAAAGATCCCATCATCGAACTCGGAAAAGAGAATGTCTCTTCGGATCTCGGTATTATCATGCACCGACCAAACGCTAATGTGGCCATGGGATTTCGGGAAGGTCCGGATGAGCTCGTATTCGCATATACGGACAGTAGTTCCTATGGATCGACTGTTTTCCCTAAAACATCCGAGTCTCTCGATGTTCGTGTGTACGGTCGAGTGCTCACGGAATCCAATGTGGGTATCTTGACTGCGACACCCACGCACTCACTCGATATCGGTTCGAATCTCTTCGTGGATGAATTTGGTTCTAACGTCTTGTACGTCACTGGAAACACACATACGACGGATATTCTTTCAATCGGAAACAAAGTGGGAATCAAAGAAACGGATCCCGACGCGGAACTCCATGTCGAGGGTAACGTCTACGTGTCCTCGAATTTGACTGTGGATGAAGATACGTTCCACGTGGATGCGACGACACATGCCGTGGGTATTGAAACCAAGAACCCCGATGCGAACCTTCACGTTGTCGGTAATGTGTACGTTTCAGATGATGTCACTGTCGCCACGGATACGTTCCATGTGGACGCGGAGGACAAGTCCGTTGGGGTTGGGACGGTGACCCCCGACGCGAACCTTCATGTTGTTGGTAATGTGTACGTGAACTCGAACCTCACCGTGGATGACAATACTCTACATGTGGATGTGACGACACACTCTATTGGAATTGAAACCAAAGAACCAGATGCGAATCTTCATGTGGTGGGGAACGTGTACGTGTCCTCGAATTTGACCGTGGATGAGGATACGTTTCACGTCGACGCGACTGCACACGCTGTCGGAATTGAAACGAAGAACCCCGATGCGAACCTTCATGTGGTCGGGAATGTGTACACATCTGGTGACCTCACCGTTGATGAAAACACGTTTCACGTAGATGCGGTGAACCATGCCGTCGGAATCGAGACCAAGTCTCCCGATGCCAATCTTCATGTCGTGGGTAACGTCTATGTGTCAGATGACCTCACCGTGGCCACAGACACACTTCACGTCGAGGCGGATACGGAGCGTGTCGGAGTTGGGACAGTGACCCCTGATGCCAAACTCCACGTGGTCGGTAACGTCTATGTCGCGACAGAATTCACTGTCGATGATGATACGTTCCACGTGGACGCCGTAAACCATTCCGTTGGAATTGAGACGAAGAGTCCTGACGCCAATTTACACGTTGTCGGTAACACGTATGTTTCTGGGGACTTGACGGTTGACGAAAACACATTCCACGTGGACGCGGTTAACCACGCTATCGGAATTGAAACGAAGAACCCTGATGCGAACCTGCACGTCGTGGGTAATGTCTATGTGTCAGATGATTTGACAGTGGCTACGGATGCGCTACACGTCGAGGCGAGTACCCAATCCGTCGGTCTCGGAACGAAGGTACCCGACGCTAAACTCCACGCGGTTGGAAATGTGTACGTCTCTTCAAACCTGACTGTAGATGAAAACACGTTCCATGTGGATGCGACGGCTCACGCTGTCGGAATCGAGACTAAAGATCCGGATGCGAATCTTCATGTGGTTGGAAATGTCTATGTTTCCGATGATTTGACCGTCGCCACGGACGCGCTTCACGTCGAAGCGAGTACACAATCCGTTGGTATCAAGACGAAATCCCCCGATGCCGAACTCCATGTCGTCGGTAATGTGTATGTTTCTTCGAACCTGACTGTGGACGAAAACACGTTCCATGTTGATGCGGTGAACCACGCCGTAGGAATTGAAACCAAGAACCCAGACGCGAACCTCCATGTGGTCGGAAACGTGTACACGTCGGGTGACCTGACTGTTGACGAAAACACGTTCCACGTGGACGCGACGAACCATTCCGTTGGAATTGAAACGAAGAACCCCGATGCGAACCTCCACGTGGTCGGTAATGTGTATGTGTCTTCAAACTTGACTGTGGACACGAACACACTCCACGTGGATGCCGAGACGAGTCGCGTGGGTCTCGGTACGAAAGCACCCGCGTACCTCCTCGATGTACACGGGACATCTAACGTGGGTGCGCTCACGGCTGTTTCCGGATCGGTCGCGAATGATTTCACAGTGGACACGAACACACTCTATGTCGACTCTACAGAAAATCGTGTGGGAATCAAAACCTTGACTCCGTCCACAGAACTCCATGTCGAAGGAAACGCGTACGTCTCTTCGAACATTCAGGCACTCACATATTTCGGTGACGGTGGCCTTCTCTCGAATGTCACACTCCAAGTGGTTTCTGATCACGGAAATACAACCTCAAACACAATTCAATTTACAAACCCGACGACAGCTTTGACGACCGATCTCACATCGAATGTTGAAGTCAAACTCGATCAGATGGCGAACGTAAATATCACGAACTTATTAACTGATCAGACACTCGTCTATGATGGTACAGATTGGGTGAATGAATATCCTGTACACACATACATAAAAATTCGAAACGACCTCAACGGTGTCAACATCGAGGCTGGTGATGCTGTCTATGTCAAAGGGACACATAACGCGAACGTACTTAATGTCGGTCTCGCGCAATCAAATGACCCCTCTACGATGCCCTGTATCGGTCTTTCGAATCAGCTCCTCACACCCGGTCAGCAAGGAACAGCGGTCGCTTATGGTAAAGCACTCAGTGTTGTGACCGAAGATTTCGTCGCGGGTGAAACTGTATATGTGAGTAATGTCGTCGCAGGTGGTTTGTCCAATGTGAAACCCTTTTATACAGATGCCATTCCCAACCTGATTCAAAATGTTGGTATAGTGTCAAAGATTCACGCGAGTAACGGGGGTGTTTTCGTCACAGGTATCGGTCGCGCGAACGATATTCCCAACGCTCAACTCGCGTACGACAATTCCGATATAAATTGGGTATACGTGAACAACGTAAACAACGATTTCAAAAAGATTGAACCCTCCAATTTGTTGACCCAACTCCAAACGTTCGAACAAGTTTCCGCCGCCGGTAACGTCGTCTCGAATACCATGGAGTTTAATAACACGACTACCAGTCTCGTGACCGTCGCCAACGTCGAAGTGGGATCAAACATTTCTGTAGCCGGTCTCATCGATAGCACGAACAAGCACGTTCCCATGGTGGGTCTTGATGGATACCTCGAAAAGTCGCCCATTTATTTCACACCCGGGGGTACATATGTCGTATCCGCCGCCGAAGCTGAATTCTTGGGTAACCTTACTCTGAGTGGTAACACGACCATTCTCAATTCCGAATCCGTGACCATTTCGGATCGTATTTTCGGTGTCGCGTCGAACAATTCGGCTTCGGGACTGGACAGTGGGTTCATGATTGAACACCAAGAGGGTAACCCACTCGAATATGCGAACGTCGCCCTCATTTATCACGCAGATGAACATAGGTTCTCAATCGGTTACACACAAAATACATTCACAGATGACCACATCCTTCACTACGAGGATGAGACGCACCAAATGCTCATCGACCTTCGAGGAAATGTTCAAATTCAAAACAACGTGACCATCGGAGAAACCCTGGGTGTCACTGGTACTGTGACCTTCGCGGACGATCTCACCGTGGGTGCCGCCTCGAATCTTTTCGTGGATGTGAGTACTTCTCGTGTGGGTATCAATGAAGCATCTCCTTCCGCTTCTCTAGATGTGAACGGTGACGTGAACATGCAGAATGATCTCACAGTCGCCGGTATTGTGAATGTCACAGGTGACGTCACCGCCTCGAATGCTATTCTTTCAGGTGATTTCACTGTGGATACAGATACACTGATTGTGAACTCCACGACCAACCGCGTCAGTATCAAGGCTCTCGATGTCGTGAGCGACGTGGTCATCACAGATGATCTCACCGTAGACACGGATACATTACACGTGGATTCAGTCTCGGAACGCGTAGGTCTCGGAACGTTGATTCCTGATGCGACACTCCATGTGGTTGGGAATACGTATGTGTCGAGTGATTTGAGTGTAGATGGAACCACGTTCCATGTAGATGCCGGAAACCATTCAGTCGGTGTCGGAACTGTGACTCCAGACGCCAATCTTCACATCGAAGGAAATGCGTACATTTCCGGTGAGTTTACAGTCAACACCACGATCGATGTACGAGACGCGACTGAGGCGGTTTCGACCACCACAGGTGCTGTGACCATCGCGGGGGGTTTGGGTGTTATCGGGAACGTCCACGCCGCGCAATATCACGGTGACGGAAGTCAACTCACAGGTCTTGTGACAACTTTAGAAGATGTCGCCAATAACGGAAACACGATGTCCAATGTCATCCAATTCACGAATACAGGTACGTCACTCGTAACACTCGGAAACGTGGGAATCGCGAACACTGTACCAGGTCATGACCTGAGTATCGGTTCAAACCTTTACATGGAAGATACAGGGTCGAACGTGATCCATGCGACTGGAAACATTTACGCGACTCGGTTCATCGGTGATGGGTCGTTCCTCGAAAATATCGCCTCTTCTTTACAGCAAATCACAGATAACGGAAACGAAACGACGAATACCGTAGAATTCCAAAATACGGGAACGTCGTTGATCACATTCGGGAACGTGGGTGTCTCGAACACGTCACCGGGTCACGATTTGAGTATCGGGTCGAACGTATATGTGGAAGACGTGGGTTCGAATGTCATTCACGCGACTGGAAACATTTATGCGACTCGGTTCATCGGTGACGGATCGTATTTGGAAAATATCGCCTCTTCACTTCAACAAATCACAGATAACGGAAACACAACCTCGAGTACTGTTCAGTTTACAAGTGACGACACAGGTCTCGTGACCACGGGTAAGATTGGTGTTTCAGTCGCCAATCCGGATGCGAATCTACATGTCGTCGGAAACGCGTACGTGTCCGATGTGGTCACATTGGCGAGTGGACTCATCACGAATAGGGACCAGGTGAGTAAAAAAACGTACGCCTACTCAGGAACGATCACGAGTGGTACACAACCGTACATCAACGTGAACTTTACTTCTGATATCTTCTACTCGAAGATTTCTGCACAATTGGTGGATGGGAATGAAGAATTGAGTACATGTATTCTCGAAGTTTCTGGAGGTTCTAAAAATGGAGCGACACCTACAAAGAACATCTCCTTTGGAACGAAAAATGTTTTCGGTGACCCGGATAATTCCAATCCATGGAATGAAGATGTCATCACTACAGGCAATCGCATCGCTCTGCGTCCCCTCGGAACTTTAGTGAATACCGGTGCGTACCACGTGTTCATCGAATACACATCACCATCCGCAGACGGAGGAGTCACGACCATCGATGAGGACACGACGAGTGTGGTCACGTTTGGGTACTAGTTCATAAGTTTAAACGAATCAAAAATCTTATAGACGAGAACGGTGTATAAGATTTTCTCCGGTACTAATAAATGGTACGGACGAATCTCCAAGAATTCGCTGGAGATGTCCACGTTTTGAGTAATTTACAGGTCGGTTCGAACATTTTTGCGAATGACCTCGCGGCGAACGTTTTGACCGTCAATGGCTCCATCGGGGCGAACATTTTCATCGGTGACGGTGGGTTGTTGTCCAATATCGCCACGACCCTTGATGATATCATCGATCAAGGAAACACCGTTTCGAACACAGTCATATTCGTTTCCGGTAACGACGCGACGTCTAACACGGGTATCATGACGTATTCCAACGTAGGAATCAGTATTTCAAACACGGCACCCACTGGTGAATACCAATTAACCGTCGGCTCGAACATTTTCGCGAATACACACGCCTCGAATGTTTTGAATGTTGTCGGGCGCATCGGCGCAGACTATTTCGTGGGTGACGGTGGTCTTTTGTCCAACATCGCCACCACACTCGACCAGATTGTGGATCAAGGAAACACTATCTCGAACACGGTCATTCTTGAATCTGGACAGGATACGACGTCCACGTCTAATATCGGTCTCATCACTCGTGAAAATGTCGGGATCAGTGTTTCAAACTCTGAGCCGTCGAGTGCATTTCAACTCACTGTCGGGGATACTCTTTTCGTGAACACGTACAGTTCGAACGCACTGACTGTCGAAGGAAACGTCCTCGCCCAAAAACTATCGTTCGGAACGGCGACTGTCACGTCGGCGTACAATCTGAGCCATGTGACCGCCCAAGGAAGTTCGACGGATCAGACAATTTCTCTGACCAACGCGACCACGGGTCTTGAAGTGACCTCGAACCTCACTGCGGGTGGGAACGTCACGGCGGAGACCTTGATTAGTACCGCGAACGTCGAGGTTGGGAACCGTCTCAAGTTTGCGTCCAACGTCTTCGTGGATGATCTTCGCGTGGCGGATCTCGCCGCGAACCTTGTCACCTACGACAAAACAACCGGGGAACTCATGGATTCTGGGGGTCTTTTCGCGAACAAACTCGCGGTCGTTTCGGTCCAGCCCCCCTCAGCCCTGAGTGCGAACACGACCACCATCGCGAAACACGGGACGTATACCGTGACCACATCGAGTCTCGCCGAGAACTCGAACGCCTGGAACGTCTTCGATGGGGACACGGCCGTTGAATGGTTAGCGTCGACCACGAGTGATCACTTGTATAATGCAAGTGGTAATGACGGTGTCTATGGCGGTACGTCCAATCTTTTCCCGGGGAACTACATTCAACCCGGTGTCTTAACTTCGAGTGCCGGTGAATGGCTCGCGATCGAGTTCCCGTATAAAACAACTTTGCGTCACATGAAACTGACCCCTCCTGCCACGTATCAACAGTACCCCGCCTCGGCGAACGTGTACGCGACCAACGATTCCTTAACTTGGACGGAGGTTGTCAATTGGAGTGGCGTGGACCCCTACACGTCGTCGAACGTCCAAACGATCACCGTGAATGCGACCGAGCAGTTCAAAAAGTATGCGATGGTCGTCACTAAAACGAATGGATCGAATACGAACACGGGTCTCGCCAAGTGGGAGCTCTTCACAGAATCCTTCTCGATCGATGGGGGGAAGGTGGCGATGGCCTCGTCGGCTGTCATGGGTGGTGAGACGACCGTGGACCAAAGTGGGCCTCACTCAAGGTTACCAAAGGCTATGCCTTTGAAGAAGTTTCCGGAGAGAGTTAAAAATTCTATTAGTAAAAATCAGTCTCCAATTGGTGCTAATACGTTTGTATATAGGAATTTTACACTTTCTTCTAGTACAACATACGCTTTTGTAAATCACAATTTATCTAACGCAATTGACGATCATGAAGATACAGCGTGGTCGAGTGCGCAAGACTATGACGCGACGAGTGGTAATCCAACCAGTATAGATTTTCCAAATGGTCATTATATTCAACTCGAGTTACCAAACAAAATACGTCTGAAAAACACAATGATTCAGTCTAACAATTCCAGTGGCTTTTATAACTCACCTAAAAATGTTAAAATATACGGTAGCAATGATGGGTTAAGTTGGACATTAATCAAAACGGCTACAAATTTACCTTTAAATGGTCCATCACTTCAAACTACTATTGATGTAGATTCTACGAATTATTATAAGTATCATAGGTTAGAAATAAATAGTATATATCGTGTCGGTGGTAATTATGGAAGAATCGCCCAATGGGAACTCTACGGCTACGAAGAAGACCCACCCCTAGGGGACACCTCCGTAGACACCACCTTCACCTCCATAATGAACACACCCCAAACGACTGGGGCCAACGTGTACGTCGATGGGAACCTAGGTGAGACCTTCACGAACCGCGTCACTGGTCCCACACCCACCGGAACCGCCACGACCTACGACTCCACCGGAAAGTACTGGGAACTGACGGGTGCTCTCACGTCCAATGTGACCCTCGAGGCGAATACCTTTTTAGAAGGTGACCAACCCCACGCGGTCTCCGTGTGGTTCAATTCTTCCAATTTGGAGGCCAATGTCTCGAACACGTGTGTCTTTTCCATTTCGGACCAAGAAAAGTTGGATTCCGTGAACTTGGATCTCCAATCGAACACGTGGCACAACCTGACCTACGCGTACCAAGGTGAAGGTGGCTCCCGAGTCACCTACCTCGATGGACGTAAGGTGGCCGAAGACCAAGCCGAAGATACCTTCGGGGACTACCCACCCTTCGCGATGACTGGGTACTCACAGGGTGGGTATGTGGTGAGTGCGAGTAGTGAAGCTTCATCAACACAAAACGCGTGGAAAGCTTTTGATAACAATACAAATCCTAATGACCCATATCGTTGGGTGTCAGCGCCTGGTACATATAATACAGATGGTTCATATGGTGGAACTGAATCACACACAGATGTAGATGGTAATGTAGAACAAGGTGAATGGTTGAAAATTGAAGTACCGCACAAACTTAAGGTTTCTTATTTTGAAATAGCGCCTTATCCCACCAATGGTTCACAATCATGGAGAAACTATGCGATTTTAGGGAGTAACGATGATATAAATTGGTATCAGGTACAAAAAGTATCTGGTCTCTCAAACGCAAATGGTCTAACAGCGAGTAGCGTTGTACCAACGGGTGCGTATAAAAATTCCGCATTCAAGTATTTCGTGTTCATATGGAGTAATAAGGCTCCGGATATTAACCAAGAGGTGGCAATGGGAGACCTCAAACTCTACGGCCACCGCGAGAATGACCTGGTCCGCCTTCCCGATCCCACGAATGTCTTGAAGTATCCGCACATCGCGATGACGGGTCCGGCTCAGAGGGGGTATGTGGCGACGGCGAGTAGTAATTATAATAATCTCGATCGATATGCGGGATGGACAGCATTTAATGAAACAGTCGATGACCCAGATGGTTGGGTATCTTACCCAGGTTCATATAGTAGTGGCACCCCATCCACATATTCTGGTGTGACTCAACCAGATAAACTGACTGGTATAGATGCAACATCTTCCGGGGGTGATACTTCCAGGAATGGTTCGTGGTTGAAAATAGAGGTGCCACATAAACTCAGACTTTCACAGATGAAACTATTCCGTAGACGATCTGGCGAAAGAATTGTAGGTGGGTTTATATACGGAAGTAATGACAATTCAACTTTTTATCAGATTTCAAATAATCTATCTGGTATATCAAACATCGGCACGTATTCTAACACGGCTCCATTAGTTATAAATTCAACGGATACGACTACACCTTTTAAACAATTTGTAGTGCAGGTTACTGAAAATGATGCCACCACATATACTAATGTAGGTAATTTAGAACTCTACGGCACAGAAGAGAACTCCTCGATCCCCATCCAGATCGGTGGTGGGAACATCGATAAGGTGGCGAACTTTAGGGTCTACGACAAGTTCGTGGGGGAGGACCAAGCCCTCGAAATTTGGGATGCCCAAAAGGACGAGTTTGGACGGGCCAAGTCCTCGATGACTTTACAGAAAGGTCGGCTCGGGATAGGCACGACGGAACCGGAAGGAAGGTTGGCGGTCTTGGATGAACCCCACAACTTGGAAGAATTTCCTCCTAGGGCTATGACCGGCTACAAGAACTACTTTGAAGGTCATGGGGAGTTTTGTGTGAGTGCGAGTAGTGAATATATCAATACTCCGAGGTTAACGTGGAAAGCGTTCAACAAAAGTTCGGAAAATATTGAAGATGGGTGGATGCATGCTAATCACTATACTGGAGTGAGTTCGGGTACCGCATCTGGGACCACCCCTACATTCACGGGTAGCATAACATTAGCTGGAATTGCTGGTGAATGGATTTCTCTCGAGTTTCCGTATAAAGTCAGACTCAATAGATTAAAAATAACATCGTATTTCGATGGTACTTTTAGAGGTTTGAACGATGGGTTTTTACTCGGGCGTAATGATAAGAAATCTGAGTGGACACGGGTTCACGAAATCACGAATTTATACGCCGTTTATGGTGTGAGAGATGCACCCCAATTATCCGCTGAAATTAGTTTCACAAACGATACTTACTATAACGAATACGCGTTAATCGCGACATCTACCACAGGTCATACAGTTTGGACGGCTATGGAACTCCGCTATTTCGGCACCCGTGAGCAGGGTCAATCCGTCCTCCACGATGGCCAACTGACCCTCACGAAATCGTTAAATGTTCCCCGAATTGGGCCGGCTCTCGACGCGGACGATACACCCCGTCGGGACCGACTCGTGGTGGAATACAACACCTCGACCAACCCCACGTTCGAGGGGGCTGTCAGGGATACGAGTGGGAGGGGGAATGATGGGGTGTTCTACGGTGGGGCGTCGTATGATGCTGCGGAGAAGGATATTGGGTTTCCGAGCAATTCACCTGGTGGAGCAGGGGTGGATTATATTCGTACCAAACTAAATGTAAATCAGACGGGTGATATTACACATAGTGCTTCAATATGGTTTAAAACAAATTCGGGTCGGGCGACGCCTTGGAGAAGTATTTTCGAAATAACCGACGCCGTCCCCTGGGTAGACACGTCAACAGTCTTATCATTGTATATAGAAGGGAGTACAGATAAACTGGTATATATCACAGGTACTAACTACCTTTATTCAAGTGGTGTAACATTGGAAAATTTTTACGGTTCATGGAATCATGCCGTCATTACGTATGACGGCGTGAATAAACGAATGTACTATAATGGGAGTCTCATAAAAACAGTGGCATTCACTGGATGGACTGGTGTTGCAAACCCAGCTTTGTCAATCGGAATGAATAATCACACGAATGCCGATCAAGCTCTTGATGGTAGTGTATCGAATTTCAAATACTACGACACAGCCCTCACCGCCGAAGAGGTCAAGACCCTCTACGATATGGGTCGGTGCGACGAGGGCCACCACGTGGTGAACTTCTCGAAGACTCGGGTCGGGATCGGCTTAGGGGATGGGGAGGCTCCGAGGGCGGCTTTGGATGTGAGGGGGGATATTTTTTTAAACGGCTTCAATTTGATTCAACCGAAAATACCCATCGTTCGAGAAGATCTCAGTGTGTTACTCGATGCATCTGATAGAAATAGTTTCCCTCATTATGGTAATACAATATATGACACGAGTGGTCGTGGTAGAAATGCAAGTGCAAGAGGGAATATTTCATGGGTAAATGATGGACAAGCGAGTTATTTTAAATTATCTGGTCAAAATGGTAACTATATAGATCAGATTTCGGGCTCTTCTCATAGGATGAGAGATTTTTTAATGGTATTTCAATTAGACGCATTGGGATGGAATTATTTAATAAGTTATGGTACATCTACAGATAAATCTTTGAGAAACTATGAAGGGACCACCAATAATAATACTACTAGCGATGCTGACTGGGCTAAAAGTACTACTACATTTTATTTGAATGGTGTAGCTACCACAGGAAATTTAACCCTCACTACAGGGCAGTGGTATGTTCTAAGTGGTTCATGTACCAACTCGTTTTTCACTGATACAGATCGACAATATTTCTTTGGAACAGGTTATGAGCAAGCTGGTAGAAACTTAACTGGAAAAATAGCACTCATGGCCCTGTACGACCGTGCGTTAACTTCGACTGAACAATTACAAAACTATAGAGCTGTCAGCGGAAGATTTGGAGTGTAATAAAATGTAACATACTTATAAATGGTATTCACATTACCAGAAGTTTTAGTTCGTCTCAGACCAAATGCTAAATGGAAAGTCGTAGATATACACAATTACGAAAGTATTGAATGGAATGATACATTCCAAACTAAACCATCTAAGGAAGAATGTGATGAGATGTTTACCCAGCTTGAGAGTGAACGCATTTTAGAAAATATGAGGTCTCAGAGAAATATACTACTCTCCGCGACGGATAATTACGCTCTTCCCGATTGGCCTCACGCTACCCCTGAAATTAGACAGACCCGGCTCACACAGCGTCAGACCCTCCGTGACCTCCCCTCTTTGGTCACACCTCTCGAAGGCGGTTCCATGAAGCTCTGGGTCACCAACGAGAATGGGTCTCTCCAGGCTGGGGACAGTCTCGTTTTGTCGAACACAGCCGGGTACTTCACGAAGGGTGAGCCCGCTGTCGTGACCATCAAGGATC